GGGTCGGTCCGGCGGCAGCCTGTGGAGAGTGAAACCCCCCTTACCAGGGGTTTTACCCAATGAGGGCAAGCTGATCGCCAGCTCCGAAGTGTGACTTCTTCGAGTTGCACTGCAAATGAGCGCATTGCGTGTTCAGGTAGGTGTGCCCACCGCCGAGTGCCATCGGGACAACGTGGTCCAGACTCGCGCTCAAGGGGTGCGGATGCTTCAGTCGCTTATCGACACGCTTTTGACAGATGCCGCACTTCCATCCGTCCCGCTCGAACACGCGCGAGCGCTTGACGGGTTCGTAATCGACGCCGTAGTGCCTAGCCCGCTGGCGGTGATTGTTCAACGAGCGGTAGTCAGGGTTGCGTCGCTGATCTTTTTTTCGTTGCCGGGCTCTGGCATCCCTGCAGTCAACACATAGTGACGCAGGGTTGAAATACCCCAGCGGCTCTGCACATTGTCGACACTGTTTATTGCGAGATCCGGCTCTGATCGCTTGCGCTTCTTTGGAGCAGTGCTCTGTGCAGTACTTGCGGCCCGGCTTACAGATCCACTTGCCGCAAAGGCACAACCGCCAATCCAACCTTGATTGAGGGGCCTTTTTTTCGCGCACTGGCCTGCATTTGTCTGAGCAGTAGATGCGACCAGTGGTCGTAACAAATTTATTTGAACAAGTTCGACAGATTACATGGCGGCCACTTCGGCTATGTTTATGCTTCTTGCAATACATTCCCACGGGTCCTCTTGTGCGAGTTACCCATTGAGCGCAAACCACACAAGCCCATCCCGGTGGAAGTTCTTTTGAGTCGCCCCTCGACAGTGATCGGCACGGCCTGCAAGTGTATCTGCCCTCGGGAAGTGAACCTGCGCCAGGTCTCTTCTTTTTTCCGCAAAGACGACAAGCCACTAGCAATTTAGATTCTCCCGGTAAGGCGAGCAGCCTCACGCCGGGAGACGTGAGGCTGCTCTAACCCTGGGGATCAGCCAGGGCTGGATTTCTTTTTGTTACGTGCGCGGCTACCAGTCGGGGTTGACCCACGGCCCGGTGACGACCGGGCGGGAGCCTCGCGATCTATTACATGCGCTATGCGATGCCATCAGATTTGACGGCATGTAGGCCAGGTGCGGGTGGGTCTCGACGGGCAGGCGATGGTCGGCCTCGAACGCTGACTCGGTCTGCGATCGGGCGGTGTAGTCGATCTTCTGACCGCACAACCAGCACGGCGCGTCAACGCGGGCGCAGCGTGTGCGGAACTCTGCGGCGACCTTGCGCCAGCGGTATCCGCCGCGGTTCTTGTTGGCGGTCACCGAGGCACCTAGACCGTTTCGGCGGGCTCCTCGCCCTCGCCCGGCTCGCCCTCGCCCGGCTCGCCCTCGACCGGCTCGCCCTCGCCCGGCTCGCCCTCGACCGGCTCAGCCTCGACCGCATCGGGGACGATGTCGTCGAGAGCCTGGGCGGCCGCCACCAGCTCGGTGACGTCGACGACGTCAGCCAGCTCCTTCTCGGCCAGCTGGATCTGCAGGTCGTTGATGAGCGAGCGCACCTCGGCGGTGCCTTTTCGGATCTGGACGACGGCGGCGTCGATGCTTTCCTGGGTCATGATGGTGACCTTCCCGAGGTGGTGGTTGAACAGCAGGATGTAGGCCAGTGCGGCCAGGGTGGCCGACTGTAAAGCGAAGAAAAGCGTCACGGTTGACCCCCTGGGAACGGGGCGCAGAATGCGGAATAGCCGCTGGTTGCGGCGGATTTTGGCATGGGAGTATCACTCCAAGATCGAAGTATATGCAGGTCAGAGCGTTGCGTCAAGTTAATGGCCTGACTCGGGCGTCGGGCACGCACACCGTGGCCCGAGGGTCGATCATCGGGGTGACCCCGCCAAGGTCGGCCAAGGGGTCGGTTTCGACGATGCAGGTGCACCAGCCCCGGGCCTGACGCACGATCTCCCCGCGCAGCTGCAGTCCCCACACGTCGACGATGACGTCGTCGCCGGGCTGGTAGCGGCTCACGGGTGCACCGTTTCGGGTTGGTCGGCGACGCGCAGCCGGCGGGCTGCGGTCAGGGAGAACACTCGGGCGTCCCCTCGTTGGATCTGGCGGGGCACGATCCGGCCGGCGTGCACGTATCCGCGGGGTTTGATGCGGCCGTCGCGCAGCCAGGCGTAGAACCTGACCCGGGAGACGGGCTCGCCGAGGCTGTCGAGGGTTTCCAGCAGATGCGATTCGGGCAGCAGGTCGCGGCGGTGGATGGTTTCCATGAGCTGTTCGCGGGGGTACAGCCAGGTTTTGCAGCGCGGGCATTGGATGCGTTCGTCGAGGTTGTCGCGGTTGGCGTAGAGGTCGTGTCCGCATTCGATGTCGCGGCCGCGGCGGTCGTGACCGCGGACGGTGGTGCAGGGGCCGACGTAGCAGCGCAGGTTGCGGTTGATGGCGCGGATGAGGGCGTCGCGGGTGTTGTGGATTTCGCGCATGGTGTCCCCTGCGCTGTCGGTGGCGGCGATGGCGGTGTGGTGGCGGGATAGCCATTCGGCCATCCAGGGGGTGGTCCACGATCGGTCGGGGGGTGCTTGGCCGACGTTTTCGCACAGGTCTCGCACGATGGTGCCCAGGGTGGTGCGGATGTTGCGGGCCAGTTCCATGGCGCCGAGGTTGATCGGCGAGGGGTTGGGGTTGGCGCCGCCGGCGATGCCGAGGTTGAGCTTGTCCTGGCGGCCGACGGTGATGTCGAGCTGCACGAGCAGCCAGGGCAGTTCGTCGAGGGTGGTGTGTAGTTCGCGTTGGCAGAGGGCGCACAGGTACAGGTCGGTGTCGCGGCGGCAGTTGCGGCAGTCGGTCATCGGTATTCCCACTCGGTGACGTAGCGGGTGAGGGTGCCGACTTGGTCGGTGCGGAGTTTGAGTTCGTCGATGATGGCGTCGGCCATGGTTTCGGGGGTGACCCATCCGCGGGTTCGCATTTGGGCGCTGAGGACGGCGGCGATGCGGTCGCGGGCGGTCATCGGGTGCCTCGCAGGCAGGCTGTGGTGTGGGGGATGCCGCAGCGCCGGCAGTAGGCGGGTTTGGTGCGGGGCAGGGCGCGGCGTTCGGCGGCGGTGAGGCCGCCCCAGATGCCGAAGGGCTCGTTGTGGTCCAGGGCGGTCTGGAGGCATTGTTGGGCGACGTCGCATTGCCGGCAGATGAGGATGGCCATGCGGGAGACGGCGGTGGCGCCGCGGTCGTTGGGGAACCACCATTCGGGGTCCATGTCGCGGCACATGGCTTGCTCGTACCATTCCGGGGTTGTCATGGCGTCTCCTCGGGGTTGCGGGGTAGGAGTGCGGCTTGGGCTGAGAGCCGTCGGAGGGCGTCGATGAGTTCGGCTAGCGGCTGGTCTTGGGGGTGGCGGGTGTGTTGTTCGTGGGCGATTTTGATGGCGGCGCCGATGCCGAGCCGGTAGGCGTCGTCGATGGCTTCGCGGACGACGCGGCTGATGTTGGCGAACTCTTGGTCGTTCATCCGGCCTCCCGCAGCATCCAGGCGAGGTCGGCGAGGGTCATGGTGACCCATTGGTCGGCGGGGTCGGCTCGGCCGTGGCGTTTGTGGACGATCAGGCCGAGGGCGGCGTCGTCGTGGCCGGCTTGGAGGTGGGCTTCGGCGATCCAGCTGGGGAGGTCGAGTCGTGCCCGGTCTTTGCATTCGATGACGACGCGGTGGCCGAGGTAGCGCACTCCGGCGATGTCGCCTTTGTCGGCGGCGCCGGTTTTGACGCGGCGGTCGATGCGGTCGTCGACGGTGTGGGCGAGGTAGTCGGCGACGAGGCGTTCGAAGCGGGTTCCGGCTTGTTTGGCGCTGGCTCGGGTGCGGGTCATCAGAAGGGCACCTCCTGGGCGTGGCGGCTGCGTTGGGTGTGGGGGATGCGGGTGGGGGTGCGTTCGGGGATGGTTTGGTTGATGCAGGGTTGGCCGCGGTCGGCGTGGCAGTAGGGGCAGGGGACGGTGAGGGCGATGGTGTGGAGTTCGGTGTCGTTGAGGGGTAGTTGGGTGTCGGTGTCGGGGTGGTCGCCGTAGCGGTCAGGCATGGTTGACCGCCGTGCGCGTAGCGCCGGCGGGCGCTGGGGTGATCCATCGGGGGGAGTTTGGTGGCTTTTTTTCGCGCGCGTTTGCCAACGTAACTAGACCTACGTTTAGTAAGTAGTTCTCCGTTAGTACGTACGTACGTCCGTGCACATGCTCTGAGCAATGCTTGAAGCAATGCTTGAAGCAATGCTTGGAAGCAATGCTTGATGGATGCTCAAACACTCTTGAGGCCTGCCTTCCTGGCGTTGTCCCAGCGGACGGCTGCACCCTTCTGGGCGCGTTCCCGGCGGCGGCGGGATTCCTCGTCAGAGATCTGGAACTCGTCCCAGCCGTTAATCGCCCAGCCGCCCTTCACCGGTATCCATAACCCCACGTCGACCAGGTGATTGGCGTCCTGGCGGGTCGCGTGGATGAACACCAGAGCGGTGACGGGGATGAACCCGTCGGTGCCGTGGGCGCCGGCGTAGGCCAGGGCGCAGACGTAGGCGAATGCGGCTTTGTGGCGTTTGGCGTCGACGAGTTCGAGGATCTTGGGGTTGGTGCCGATCTGGGTGTCCAACCTGACCCACGGCAACGGCATTACAGCTCGGCCATATCATCGAACAGGGCGGCCTCCGTGACGAGTTTGTCGCTGTCGACGGCCGCGAGATTGCGCTTCGCCTGCTCAAAATAGGACGGTTTTAGCTCTGCTCCGATGCCGAATCGGCCCATTCTGACCGCTGAGTACACCTCGGAGCCGACTCCCATGAACGGAGTTAGGACACGTTCGCCGGGTCGAGATCTCAGGTCGAGGAACCGCTCGATGACGTCGAGCTGTAGCGGGTGGACATGTTTCTCATCGTCCTCATCGCGGGCGTCGCGGAACGGTAGAACGCGGTCGAGGCGAACATCGTCCCAGACCGAGCTGGCGTAGCGGCGCCAGATCCAGTGTGAGTACTTGTTGAGCTTCTGGTCGCCGTCGTATCCGCGGAAGCGCAGCAGGTCGCCGGGTATGGGCTCAGAGCCGGCGTAGCCATTCATGAGTCCGTAGGGGTGGTCGATGGGCTCGGCGTCGCCGGGCTTACGGAAGACGAGGAGCTCGTCGGCGGCCGCGACGCCACCAAAGGAAGCGTTCTCGCAGATAGTGCGGTGCGCGAGGTTCTTCGCCATCGTTCGATTGCGAACCGCGAGCGGCTCTTTCCAGATGACGTGTCGGGCGATGAACAGCCAGCCAGCGGCCTGGTGGGCGCGGATAACGTCGCCAGGGAAGTCGGTGTAGGCGTCCTTGCCGCTATTGCCCGTCGGGACCAGCGCAGCGTGAACGCCCGAGAGGCGGCCGGGGATGGTGACGCGATACTTCTCTCGGATGACATACCCGTAGTGCTCAAAGAACTCGGCGTAGTCGCGCGCGTTGGATAGATCCCGGTCGTCGCTTGAGTATTGGTAGAGCCCCGAGAAGGGTGGGCTGTAAATGCTGGCGTGGATGCTCTGGTCGGGGATCGCGGCCAGGACGTCCATGCAATCGGCGTTATAGATCGCCCAGCGGTCGGTGATGTGCTGCTCTAGGACGCCAGCCATGCGGGAACCTCCAGGGGGGTGTTGTAGCGGTGTGCGTCGATGGCTCGGGCGTGGTTCATGTGCTCAACCAACGCGGTAAACATGCGGTCGGCGGCGTCAGCTTTTCGCTGCAAATTGGCCAGGACTCTAGATCCACCTTCGGTTGTGATGACATCGACGGTTACCTCGTTGCGTTGGCCGAATCGCCAGCATCGGCGTATCGCCTGATACCACTGCTCGTACGAGTGACTTGGAAAGTAGGTCATGCGGTGGCAGTGCTGCCAGTTGAGGCCCCAGGCCCCGATCGCGGGCTTGGTGACGAGGGTCGAGATCTCGCCCCGCGTGAACGCGGCCAGCTTCTCTTCTTTGGCCTCGGGGCTCTCTGATCCGGCCACCTCGACGGCGCCTGGGATGAGCTCGGCCAGTAGCGAAGACTCGTCGTTGAGGTGGCACCAGGCGACCGAGATCTCAGCGTCGGAGATGGCGGCCGCAGCTGCTTCGCAGCGCTCGCGCAGGGTGCGACGGTTTTCTTCGCGTTCTTCGCGTAGGCCGTGCGCGGGTACATCGAACAGCGTTCCCTCGGCGGGCCGGGCCGCGTCGACTTTGGTCTCGTTGACGACCAGGGCGGGCAGGTGGTGGTGATCGTCGCTGTATCCGTAGTCCGAGGGTTTACGCATCGCTCTAGCCCAGGACGAGACCCACCGCCAGAACGGCTCCTCGGCGTGGCCTTTGAGCCGCCAGTCGATGGCTTTGCCGCCCATATCTCGCCCGCGCGAGCTGACCGACCGCTGATCATTGACGAAGAACCTGGTCAGCATGTCCATATAGCCCAGGTATCCCAATGCCTCGCTGGATGTGCCCAGCTCGATGTAGTCATTGGGCGCGGCGGTTGCCGTGCCGAGCAACCTGTACTGAATGCGGCGCATGAACTCGGTGACCTCGGCCCGGCGGGTGCCGTCAAAGGCTTTGATCGCCGAGGACTCGTCGCAGACGACGCCGCCGAACTTCGCCCAGTCGAACTTCTCCAGCTGCTCGTAGTTGGTGATCGTGATGGGCGCGGGGATTCTGCCGTCGCGGGATAGCGCCGCGTCGTGACCGAACTTGTCGGCCTCGGTAGCTATCTGGAACCCGACCGCCAGTGGAGTCAGGAACAGGACCGGCTTGCCGGTGTGCTTGTGGATCTGATCGGCCCAAGCCAACGCCATCGGCGTCTTGCCGAGGCCGCAGTCGGCGAAAATGGCGCCGCGGCCCTTGCGCACAGCCCACTCGACTAGGTTCGCCTGGTAATCGAACAGGTGCCCGGGCAGGTCGACAGGATCGAATCCGCCCGAGTCTGCCAGTTGGGCGCGCTTGGCGAGGAACTCGGCGTAGTCAGTCACTGGCGTCGCCGTTCTCCAACGTGTCGATCACCTTGATCGCTTCGGCCTTCGTCAGCTCCTTACTGGACCCGATCTCCCGGCCGACCGCGGCGAACAGGAACCCGTGGGCGGTGTCGCGGGTGTCGAACCCTTGCTTGCGCAGCAGGATGGCCAGCTTCTTGAGCTGGGCGGCGGTGATGAGTTCGACGGCTTCGACGGTCTCGGGTTCCGGCTCGGGCTCGGGTGCGGGGGGTTCGTCGAGCAGCTCGTCGGTGTCGTCGGTCGGTGGCGGCGGCGGCTCGGCGGGCGCCTGGGCGGGCTCGGGTTCGTCGAGCAGCTCGTCGATGTCCGGGTCGGGCTGGGTGGCCTTCTTCGGTGCATCCGGCGGTTGGGTTGCCGCGGCCTGGGCGGGCTTCACCGCTCGTTTGCGTTGCACCGCGGCGCGCGCCGGCTTCGCCGCCTCGGGCTGCTCCGGGTCTCCGGCGGGGATCATGCCGTCGATGAGATCCTCGGCGATCACCGACCCGGCCAGCACGTCGGGGAACACCTGCCGGCACAGCCGGGAGGTGGCTCGGGCGAGCAGTTTGTCGGCCGGATAGTTGCCGAGGTTGATTCCGGCTTTCTTGGCCTGCTCAACGGTGAAGGTGGCGCGGGACGGCTCGGACTCCCCGCGGCGGGTGCCTTCGAGGATGCAGCGGCTGTCGGTGTTCTCCACCACCCGCAGCTTGTGACCGGCCTGGAGGATGCGGCGGCGCATGAACTCCGCGTAGTAGCCGACGCGGCCGTGGACGACGTACACCGAGCCCAGGGCGTCAAACGGGTCGAGGCCGAGTTCGCGGCCCTTCATGATGGCGGCGGCGACGTCGGCGGTCTTGCCCATCATCTCTTTCGGCACGAACGGGGTCTTGGACAGTGCTTCGGAGACGCGGTAGACGTCGGCGAACTCCTGCGCCCAGTTCTTGAGGTCGATGCCGCGCCGGGCGGGTGCCGGGGCGATGTCGGGCAGCATGGCGTCGAGGCCGCTGTAGTGGTCGAGTTCGGTCATGCGCTGGCCTCCTCCCAGACGATGCGGGCGGTGGCGGTGCGCGCGGTGTCCGGCGGGCGAATCCCGTTGAGCACCAGCTCGTCGTTGGACTTCACCCAGTCCCGCACCTTGGAGGCGATTCGGAAGGTTTTGAACTGTTCCGGCCCGGACAGGGTCGGCACGAGCAGCGCCTCGTCGGAGGTGACGTGCACGGCGCCGCAGTGGTCGACGGGGATCATGGGCTGCTCTTTGCCGTCGGCGTCGACGTAGAACTCCGAGTAGCGGTAAGCGGCCAGCTGCAGCGACGTCTCCGCGTAGATGCCTTTCTCGTTGGTTTTGACATCGACGAGCCAGGTGCAGCGGCGGCCGCAGTGCGGGCAGTCGATCTCAGCGACGAGGTCGAGGGTGCCGGCGTAGCCGATCGTGTAGTTGACGATGACCACCTCGACGAGGACGGGCTGGACGTTGAAGGCGTCGACGAATCGGGCGTAGGCCTCGACGTGGCCGCGCAGCTCGTCAGGGATACCGGTGACCTGTTCGCCCTGGACGAGGCGTTCGGCGTAGCCGTGGACTTCGGTGCCGCGGCGCTTGGCCTTGTCGGTCGTCTCGTAGCGGGCCTTCTTGAGGGCGTCGAGGCGCTGAGCCGGTGGCATGTCGGACAGTTCGTCCCACCGGTTTACGGCGGCCTCGGCGGTGGCGTTGGCGGCCCAGTTGATGAGGGCGGCTTTGGGGAGGCCGTCGCCGAGGATGGTGGTGACGCCCGGGATGCGTTGTCCTTGGCCGTCTTTGTAGTAGTGGCCGCGTTTCGTTTCGACGCGGGCCACGGGTGGGCTGTAGTGCATTGTGTTTCCTTACTTCGGTGTGATCATGGTGAGGTCGTAGGGGTGGCCGGTCATGGGGCAGATGTCTCGGCCGGCGCGGTCGCGGTGTGCGGCGACGTTACGTTTGCGTGTGGGGTGGGCGATGGTGCCGCAGACTGGGCAGCGGCGTTTCACACCGGCTCCTGGGTGTAGTAGGGGCATAGGCATCGCCAGACGCCGTAGTAGTCGGAGTGTTCGCCGCGGCAGCGGCCGGTGCCGTCCTGGTGTTCGGCTGCGGTGTGGCCGCAGTTCCCGCCCCGGCACGGCTGCGGGGCTTGCTGTTTCACCATCCGGGCCACGGTCCCGCCTTCCTGAGCATCACCCGTCGGGCGGCGGTCATGTCGCGGCGGATGTCGTCGAGGGTGACCTCGGCGGCGACGTGGAGGTGGGGTTGGTGGCCGGTGTCGGCGCGGTGCCGGGCGAGCTGCTCCTCGGCGCAGTCGACGCACAGCCACCGCCACACCTTGGGCGGCTCGGAGCAGTCGCGGCAGGTGACGGTGCACTCGGTCACGAGGCGTACCGCCGGTCAGCGCGATGCTTCACCCTCGTCGTCTCGGTGACCAGCTCGGGGTCAGGTTCGATGCCGTACCGGTCCAGCTGCCGCAGCAGCGACGCCGGTTTGATACCGAACCGCTGCGCGATCACCAGATCCGAGTAGCCCAGCTCCCGCAGCTCGGTGAACTTCTCGCCGAACTTCACCGAAACCTGCTCCCCCACATCCGGTTGCGCGTTCGGGTCGTCGATGGTCTCGTCATCCCACGCCAGCGGCGGCGCCCAACCTTGGCGGCGGGCGCGCAGCCGGGACCGCTGCGAGTTCCCCTCCCGCATCGACAGCTCGTCATAAAGGTCGGCGACCTTGCCGGCGGTGCGCGAGTACACCGTCCCCCTGCGGTGGTGCATCAGGTAGGAGATGGTCGGCATGGCCACGCCGGACATGGCGGCGAGTTCTTTCATCGGCCAGCCCATGGCGGCCAGCGCCCGCAGCCGGCGGATGGTGCCGGTGGCGTCGATGGGGCCGTCCCACTGCCCTTTGTAGATCAGGGCGGATCGGATTTTGACGTAGTGCGATGCGCACATGCCGCGGGCGTAGGCCTCACTGTTGCAGCCGTTGCGGCTGCACTTGCCGCTCACGGTTCGCTCACTTGGGCGACGTGCCGGGCCAGCATCTGGTCGGCTTGGTCGATGCGGTGGGATAGGTCGGTGAACAGTGCGGTGATCCATTCGAGCCGGCTGGACAGCTCGGGCGGGAACTCCGGGGCGGGCGCCCGATACATGACGACGGCCAGGGCGATCTCGCCGAGCAGGTCGCGGACATACATCTGGTGGGTGTGGGCGATGACGTCGGAGTCGTCCATGACCGGCCGCAGTTGCACCGTGGGCAGTTCGGCGAACTGGGCGTCGTGGGCTTTGCGCCAGTTGGGCAGCTTCATCCGCGCACCTCCCCCACCGGCCAGTCGGGGTCGTCGTTCTTGGTGATGGTTTCGGCGATGTTGTCGATCACCTCGGCCATATGCTCATCGAGGCACGGGGTGCACAGATCCTGGTGCCGCGCTTCGGCGGTGAGGATCATGCGCACGCCGCAGGTCGAGCAGACGCGGATGTAGCCGATGATGCTCATGGCGCCACCGTGTGGGTGATGGCGGTTTGGCAGTCGGGCAGCTGGTCTTCTGCGGTGGTGCTGAAGGTGGCGACGGCGGCGATGAAGATGGAGCCGACGGCGATGCCGGCGGCGAACCCGGTGACGGTGGAGGGTCTCATGTCAGCGGCCCCGTCTCCCCGCGCGCCACCCGGCCGACCGCGACGAGCAGCGGCCAATGCTCGGGGCATTCGGTGGCCACCGAGGCGTTGATGATGTCGACGGCGTCGTCGGGCCGGTAGCCGTCGGAATAGATGACCTGCGCCACCGACACCAGCCCGCCGAGGGTGGGCTCGTAGGTGATGGCCTGGCAGATGTGGCCGGACCAGGAGCGGACGTAGGACTCCTCGTCGGCGTCGAGGTAGCCGTCGGCGGCCGCGGGTGCGGCGTAGTAGACGGCCGCCCCGATGAGCGCCGAGCAGCCCATGAGCAGCGCCACGGCGGCGCGGTCCCCGCGGGCCATCAGACTTCGGCCTTTTGCTCGGACCAGTACGGGTGGGGCTGCGGCGCAGCACCGGCGGGCATGTCGTGCCAACCGCGCAAAGTGCCGTCGAGGTTGACGGTAAAAATTGACCTTCGATCGGGTGTGAGGTAGATAGCCCAAACGTCGGTGACCTTGTCCCCCTTGGCCTCATAGAACTCGATGGCATCCGGCGTATAGGCGTCCGAAACGGTTGAGACTGAAAGGTATCCGCCCGAGCCGGGGAACGCCGCCTCATGCGCCCATGTGGCCTTGTAGCCGAGCAGCAGAGGGGCGCTCATGCGAGACGCTCGCGGGTGCGGATGTCGATCACCGGGGCCGGCTCGTCGCGCTCCTCGGCGCCCAGCGCGCGCAGTGCGGTGACGACGGCCCGGAAGTCGTCCGGGGTCCAGATAAACTTGCCTTTGCTCACTGCAACCTTCCTTGTGGTGGGCTGGGGCCGTCGCGGTGTGCGCCGCGGCGGCCCGTTTCTTATGGGGACCCGGCGCCGGCGGGATGACCTGCACTGGCTGCGCCACCGGCGCCGGGAGTAGGGGTGGAGCCCGCCCCGGGTAGGGGGGGGAGGCCGGGGCGGGCTCCGGTGTCCGCGGCGCCCGGATCACAGGCTGCACAAACGGACGGCTTATCGAGGTCGCGCATGATCAGAGGCATCAGGTCGTCCTGCGGCTCCTCGTGCATGAGCCGGAACGCCAGCCAGGTGCTGGCAGCGAGGGCGACCGCGGCCAGCGCGGTCAGGGTGTCGGCGATCATGCGATGCGCCTCCGCCGCAGTGAGCCGACGCTGGGCTGGCCGGCCGGGGCGGGCTCGGTGTTCGGGCGGTCGGGGTTGGCCATGACGGCCAGGGCGTGGTCGACGTCGGCCTGCGTCATGCGCCAGGACCGGCCGACCTTGCGGGCGGTGAACCGCCCGGAGGTGATCTGTCGGGTGAGCCAGCGTTGCGGGTCGCGCATCGAGTCCCCGGCGAGGGCTTGGGCGACCTCGGCGACGCTGAACGTTTTCAGGCCGCCCGGTGCGGTCTCGTGCGTCGTCATGCGCTGAACTGTAGCACCACGCTGCTCGGCTAGCAGCGCAGTGACTCGCTCAGCCCAGAGTCACGATCGGGTAACAGCGGTTAGCAGCGGGATGCTAGAGAAGCGTTTAATGGTTGGAAGTTGCAGGTCGGGGGTATTAGAGACCATGCAATCGAGGAGACCTGGGGGGGTCTATGGTGTACCGCGTGGAATCGTGGAGTGAGTATGTGACGCGCGTGTCGCGTCCGCTGACTCAGTCGCAGATCGCCGCGAAGTGTGGGGTGGCGCAAACCAACGTCGAGCGGTGGCTGCGCGGTGATCCGGGGGTGCCGCGGGTGGAGTCGGTGATCGCCTTCGCGCGGGCGTTTGACCGGCCGCTACTGGAGAGCTTCATCGCCGCGGGGTTCATGACGCCGGCCGACGCGGCCGCGGTCACCCAGCTGCGGACACCGCTGCGCGACTACGACACTTTGGAGCTGATCGAGGAGTTACGACGCCGAGCGGCCGAGGGCAGCTGACGACGCCCCCCCCCGGTGAAGGTGCGCTCTATTAGATCGAGCAGCGCGAGCCGATCGTCCACGCTAAGCAGTGCCGGGTCCACTTCGGTCATCGCCTGACGTAGGCGCTGCACGGCGTCCATCAGATCCCCCTCTGGGCTCACTCCCCGCGGTTAGCCTTTGGCATGGTAGCGAAGATCACTGTCATTTGCTTTCCCGCAGCGTGCGGGCCATGAAGTCGGCGGCCAGCTGCGCCGAAGCCTGGTCGACGTCGCCGTAGACGTCGACGGTGGTGGAGATGGATTCGTGCCCCAGGTGCCGGGAGACGACGCTGATCGGCACGCCACCGTTGAGCATCCACGACGCGCAGGTGTGGCGCAGGTCGTGCGGGGTCGGGGCAGGGTCCAGCCCGGCGCGGGCCACCGCCTTATCCCACACCCTCTGTCTGAACCCGACGTAACGCACCGGGCCGCCATCCCGGTTGACGAACAGCCACTCGCCGGAATAGTCGAGCTGGTCGAGGACGGCTGCGGGAACCCGGATGTCCCGGCGGGATCTCACGGTCTTGGTGGGGCCGAGCTGGTAGCCGCCCGAGCTGTAGGTCCAGGCCCGCCGGATGCGCACCGTCCCCGACGCCCGGTCGACGTCGGCGGGCCGCAGGGCCACAGCCTCCCCCCACCGGCAGCCCGAGACGACGAGGAACTCGATCAGCGGCCGCCAGTGCTCGGTGGTGGCGTCGAGGAGCCGGTCGAACTCGGCGCGGGTCAGCATCCGCATCTCGTCGGGTTCGGTGTCCCGCGGGAGCCGGCGGCCCGCGGCGGGGTTGGCGGCCAGATGCTCGGGCACCGCCCGCGCCAAGGCCGACGACAGGAAGCCGTGCTTGTTCCTGATCGTTTTGGACCGGTTGCCGCGGGACTGCAGCCACCGCACCCAGCCGGCGATGTCCTCCTCGCGCAGCTCGGCCAGCGGCAGCTCGGCGAAGTGCGGCTCGATGTCCACCCGGATGTAGCGGTTGTAGTCGTCGAGGGACTTCTGGCCGACGCCGGTGAGCTGGTCGA